TCACAACGCAAGTCGTAACCGAAAAGAAGCGACCATTTTGAAGCGTCAACGATCCGATTCCGTCACGGCCGAAGTCCGCGCGACGCAAAACGCGACAGCCGGCCCGATTGAGCCGCCCGCGCACGTCAATCTACGCGATGGCGATCGCCCGTTCTGGGAGTCGATTGTGGGCGCGCGCGCGCGGGATACGTGGAACGCATCGGATCTCGAAGTTGCCGGCAACCTGGCCCGCTGCAAAGCCGATTGCGAACGCCTGCAACGCGAGATCGACGACGAGGGCGATACCGTGCGCAATGAACGCGGCACGCAGATCATGAACCCGAAGCACGCATTGCTGGAGACGCTTTCCCGGCGCGCTGTTGCGCTTTCGCGGATGCTCCACGTCCACGCAGAGGCCACGGTCGGTAAATCCGAGGACGCAACCAAGAGCCTGGCCGCCGAGCGCGACGCCAAAACTAAGGCCGGCACCGATGACGACGGGCTGATTCCGCGGATTCGGGCGGTGAAGTAGTGCCATTGCCGTCGCCAATCAGAAGCGGGCCGAAGCCGCGCCTGCGTAAGTGGCGCGACCTGCCCACAGAAAGCCTTACCCGTGCCGAACGGGCTATGCGATTCGTGGAAACGCATTGCAGAATTCCAGAAGGGACGTTTGTAGGCAAAGAAATCAAACTGGCCGCGTTTCAAGAGCGGTTTTTTTACGCCTGCTACGACAACAAGCACGGCACCCGCCGCGCCTACCTGTCCATGGGCCGCAAGAACTCAAAGACGGCGACCATCGCGTGCATCGTCTTGATCCACCTTGTCGGGCCAGAGGCGAAGCTCAATTCGATGATTCAAAGCGGCGCACGGTCGCGGGATCAGGCGTCGCAAGTCTTCAATTACGCCAGCAAGATGATCATGCTGTCGCCGAAGTTAAGCGATTTGGTCCGCATCATCCCGTCTGGGAAACGGCTGATCGGGCTACCGATGAATACCGAGTATCGCGCCATGTCGGCCGAGGCTTCGACGGCGATGGGCGGATCTCCAGCGCTCGCAATCTTGGACGAAGTGGGCCAGGTGCGCGGGCCGCAGGACGATTTTGTTGATGCCATCACGACCGGCCAAGGCGCGCACGAAAACCCGCTGTTGATTGCGATCAGCACTCAGGCCGCCGATGATGCGGATCTGTTTTCGGTGTGGCTCGATGATGCGGAGCGGTCAAACGATCCGCACATTGTGAGCCACTTGTATACGGCGCCGACTGGCTGCGATCTGATGGATCGAAAGGCGTGGGCTGCATCAAATCCGGCGCTCGGGTTGTTTCGGTCGGAGAAAGACCTCGCTGAACAAATGAAGCAGGCGGCAAGAATGCCGTCCGCCGAAAACACGGCACGTAACCTGCTGCTCAACCAGAGAGTTTCGACCGTCGCGCCGTTCATCAGCGTCGACGTGTGGAAATCCTGCGGCGGCCGGTTGCTGGAGTTCGGTAGCGCGCCAGTATGGGCTGGCCTCGACCTGTCCGCCCGTACCGACCTGACCGCGCTGGTGGTGGTTGGCCGGATCGCTGACGTTTGGCACGTCATGCCGCACTTCTGGACGCCGGAAAACGGCTTGATTGAGCGGGCAAAGCGCGACAAGGCGCCATACGACGTCTGGGTACGACAGGGCTACCTGCACACGACGCCCGGCTCGACAGTCGACTACGAGTTCGTGGCGCAGGATATCGCGGCCATTCTGGGGATGTTGGAGGTCCGCGGCATCGCCTATGACCGCTGGCGCATCGCTTTGCTGCAGAAAGAGTTGGACGCGCAGGGCATCAACCTGCCGCTGTCGGAGTTCGGGCAGGGTTTCAAGGACATGAGCCCCGCGCTCGACGTGCTGGAATCGGAATTGCTGAATGCGCGCATTGCCCACGCTGGCCATCCGGTGCTGACCATGTGCGCAGCAAACGCGGTGGTCAGCAAGGACGCCGCAGGCAATAGGAAGTTGGACAAATCGAAGGCGACCGGCCGCATTGACGGCTTGGTCGCGATGGCGATGGCGATGGGGCTCGCAACCATGCAGGCCGGCCCGGAATTCCCGGTGCTCGGCAGCGATTACGAACTGATGGTGGTCTGATGAACCGATTGACCTATAACGCCAGCATTCTCGTCGGCTTGGGCGCAGTCACGGCCGGCGTCGCGTGGCAATGGGGTCCGGCGATCGGCTTGATCACGTTCGGCGCGCTGGTCATCGGCCTGACGCTGTTCGTTGCCGCCATGATCGGGGGTCGGTAGTGTTTCTGACGGCCCCTCGCGCTGATGGCGACCGCTCGCCCTGGGGCGACTTCTGGTTCGAGCCGGTCTCGGTCCGGACCGGGGCCGGCGTGCGCGTCACGGCCGATGCCGCGATGCGGATCGCCGCAGTGTACCGCTGCGTGTCGCTGATCTCGGGCCAGTTCGCCAGCCTGCCGTTCTGCCTGTTCCGGCGGCAAAGTGACGGGACGAAGAAGGTCATCACCGACCATTGGCTGCACCGGGTGTTCGGCAAGCGCGCGAATGAGCGCCAGAACGCGATGGAGTGGCGGGCGATGCTGCAGGCGCACCTCGAACTGCGCGGCAACGCCTACAACCGCATCATCCCGGACGGCCGCGGCGGCGTCGCGCAGATGGTGCCGATGAACCCCGACCGCATGAAGGTCGAGCTGCTTGACTCCGGCGCGCTGCGGTACCGGTATCAGCAGCCGAGCGGCACGGAGATCGTGCTGTCGGCGGGCGAAGTATGGCACCTGCGAACGCTCTCGACCGACGGCATCAAGGGTCTGTCGACGCTTGACCTGGCGCGCGAGTCGTTCGGCGTTGCGCTGGCCACGCAGGACTATGCCAGCCGGTTCTTCGCCAACGACGCGAAGCCCTCCGGCGGGTGGATCGAGTTCCCGGGGACCTTCAGGGACCGCGAGGCCCGGCAGATCTTCCGCGACACCTGGCAAGCGATGCAGGGCGGGGAAAGCCGCGGCAAGGTCGCTGTGCTGGACAACGGGATGAAGTTCCACGGCGTCGAGTTGACCAACCAGGACGCGCAGTTCCTCGAGACCCGCAAGATGCAGGTGACGGAGATCGCGCGCTGGTTCGGCGTGCCGCCGCACAAGATCGCGGATCTCGAAAAAGCGACGTTCTCGAACATCGAGCAGCAGGCCATCGAGTTCGTCCAGGATTGCCTGGTGCCGCGCTCGGAAGGCTGGGAAGCGTCGATCGAGGCCGATCTGCTGCTCGACTCGGAAGAGGGGCTGGAAGTGGAATTCGACTTCTCGCGCCTGCTCCGCGGCGACTCGGCGGCGCGGGCCAAGTACATCCACGCCGGCGTGCTCGACGGCTGGATGACCCGCAACGAAGGCCGGGCCCTCGAGGGCTACGACCCGCTGCCCGGATTGGACGAGCCGCTCCGGCCGCTGAACATGGTCGAAGAGGGCGAAGCGGCGGACGAGATCGCTGAGGGCGACGACGGCGCCGACGACAAGCCGCAGCCGCCCGCGGCGCCGGTACCCGAGTCGCGCCTGGCGGTCGTACTGGCCGGAAATGCGCGGCGGATTGCGCGTCGAGTCGCAAAGTCGATCGACGGCGGACATGTCAACTGGGGGGTTGCGCAGGATTTGGTGATGGACGCGATGGCGGTGCCGAAGGCGTCGGCGTCGTTGTGGCTCTCCGAGGCCATGTCACGCCATAGAGCAGGCAACTGCACCGAGCAATGGATGGCCGAAAGCCTGATGCAACTGGAGCGAAAACCATGAACCGTCACCTCCTGATCGCGCAGTTCCTCTCCACGCCCTGGGCGCTGATGCCGGAGCGCCTGGCGGCGATGTCCGCCGTCCTCGGCCGGTGGCAAGCCGGGATCGCGGCCACGCCCGACGTCATGGCGCAAGTGCGCGCCGACGCCGAGGCCCGGGAAGCCCGCCGCGCGACTACGCAACAGGTCGCCACCGGCGGGATCGCGATCCTGAACCTGCACGGCGTGGTCACCCAGCGCGGCAACATGGCCGACGACATCAGCGGGCCCGGCTCGATCAGTATCGAGAAGTTCACCGCCGCGTTCCGCGCGGTGCTGGCCGACAGCCAGGTGGGCGCGATCGTGATCGACATCGACTCCCCTGGCGGCTCCGTCTACGGCGTGGGCGAGCTGGCGGCCGAGATCGTCGCGGCCCGTGGCACGAAGCCGATCATCGGCGTGGCGAACAGCCTGGCGGCGAGCGCCGCCTACTGGATCGGCTGCGCGTGCGATGAGCTGTACGTGACCCCGGGCGGGGAAGTCGGCTCGATCGGCGTCTGGCAGGCGCACGACGACGTCAGCGCCGCGATGGATGCGGCCGGCGTCAAGCGCACCTACATCAGCGCCGGCAAGTTCAAGGTCGAGGGCAACCCGATGGAGCCGCTGGCCGACGACGCCCGCGCGTTCATGCAGTCCCGCGTCGACGACTACTACGGCATGTTCACCAAGGCCGTCGCCAAAGGTCGGGGCGTGCCGATCGCGCAGGTGCGCGAGGGCATGGGGCAGGGCCGCGTCCTGGGCGCCGATGCGGCCGTGGCAGAAAAGATGGTCGACGGCATAGCGACCTTCGATGCCACCGTCGGGATCGCGATCAAGCGCATGCGCGCGGCCCGGTCCGCCGCAGTGGCCGCGGAACTTCCCGCGCCGGTGACCGCCGCCGAGCCGGCGCCAGTGGTGCCGGCGGCCACCCGGCTGGCGATCGCCCGCCGCGAACTGGAGATCATGGGCTAGGCACAAGCCCTCATCGCGCGGCCCGACGGTCGCGCGCGCGTCGCCCGATGGCGACTTGTGCAAACGTAGTCCATCACCCACCGCAAGGCCGTCGCAGTCAGACGGCTTTATGCATTTCAGGAGCACTGAACCATGAGCAAGAAGATCCGCGAGCTGCAGGCTCGCAAAGCCAGCGTGACCCAGCAAGCCCGCGCACTGACCGACAAGGCCGCCGCTGAAAACCGCGACCTGACGGCCGAAGAGGTCACCCAGTTCGACCAGTACCGCAGCCAGATCGACAGCGCGAACGCCGCGATCGAGCGCGAGCAGGTGCTGCAGGCCGAAGAGGCGCGCAGCGGCATCGCCGTCGAGACGCACATCACCGACGTGCACGACCGGCGCGAAGACGACCCGAAGCGCGGTTTCCGTTCCCTGGGCGAGTACGCGCAGTCGGTGCGCCAGGCCTCGAGCCGGAACGGCAATATCGACGAGCGCCTGCTGATCGGCGCCGCGGCCCCGTCCACGTACGGCAACGAGTCGTCCGGCGTCGATGGCGGCTTCGCCGTCCCGCCCGAGTACGCGCGCTCGATCTTCACCCTCTCGCTGGGCGAAGACTCGCTGCTGCCGCTGACCGACTCGATCGACGTCGCCGGCAACAGCATGGTGTTCCCGAAGGACGAGACCACGCCCTGGGGTACCGACGGCGTCCGCGCCTACTGGCAGGCGGAAGCCAGCGCGGCGACGGCCACCAAGCCCAAGCTGAGCACCAGCACGCTGCGCTTGCACAAGCTGATGGCGCTGGTCCCGCTCACCGACGAACTGCTGGCGGACACCAACGCGCTCGACGCGTACCTGCCCAGCAAGATCGGTGACAGCATCCGCTGGAAGACGAACGAAGCGATCCTGAACGGCACCGGTGCCGGCCAGCCGCTCGGCGCGTTCTACGGTTCGGCGGCGGTGACGGTCACCAAGGAATCGGGCCAGGCCGCGTCGACGATCCTGCTCGCGAACATCACCAACATGATCGCCCGCCTGCCGCCCGGGTCCTACCCGAAGTCGCAGTGGCTGATCACGCCCGACGCGCTGCCGGCGCTGTTCGGCTTGACGCTCGGCAACTACCCCATCTACATGCCGATCAACGCGGGCGCGCAGGGCTCCCCGTACGGCTCGCTGATGGGCCGGCCGCTGATGGTCAGCCAGCACGCCGCCGCGTTCTCCTCGGCCGGCGACGTGATGCTGCTCGACATGAGCTACTACCGCGCGATCACCAAGGCGGCGGGTGTCGAGACGGCGACGTCGATGCACCTGTACTTCGACGCCGACGCGACGGCCTTCCGGACGACGTTCCGCGTCGACGGCCAGCCGAAGATCGCCGCCGCGATCAGCCAGGCCAAGGGCAGCAACACCCTGTCGCCGTTCGTGCAGCTCGGCGCGCGCTAACCCTCCCCGGGCGGCCCGGCCCCGGGCCGCCCGACCCTCTCTTCAAGGAGTAGCACATGAACATCAAGGCAACCGAGAAACTCGGCATCATCGCCACCATCGATCCGCAGACGGTCGCCAACACGGAGTTGTTCTCCGATGTGGTCGACCTGTCGGCGTTCCACCAGGTCATCGGCGTCGCTCTGCTGGGCAACATGGCCAGCGAGACGATCGACTTCAAGGCCTACCGCTGCGCCTCCGACGGTTCGTCCGCCGTCTCGCTGACGGCCGCGACCCAGCTGGCCGCGTCGGCCTCGGCGAACGACAACAGCCAGATCGCGATCAACGTCCGCTCGGACGACCTGATGGCGGCCGGCGCCCGCTACGTCAAGTTCGGCCTGGTCACCGGCGGCGCGACGGGCGGCGCGGCATCCGTGCTGGTGCTGGGCGTCGATGCCCGCTTCGGTCCGGCGTCGGGCGCCAACCTGGCAACCGTCAAGCAACTGGCCGGCTGACATGCCGTACGTGCTCACCACGCCGCCGGCTTCCGAGCCGGTGACCACCGCAGAGGCGAAGCTGCACCTGCGCGTCACCGACTCGGCGCAGGATGCCCTCATCGGCGTCCTGATCACGGCGGCGCGGGCGCACGCGGAGAACATCACGCAGCGGCAGTTCGTCACCGCGACGTGGAAGCTGGTCATGGATGCCTTCCCCGGCCCGACGCTGATCGGGGTACCCGCGGGGAAGGTGTTTTCCTTGCCGGCGCACGCGATCCTGCTCAATAAGACCCCGGTGGCCTCCGTCACCTCGATCGAGTATCAGGACATGGCCGGCAACTGGACGACCATGCCGAGCACCGACTACGTCGTGGAGAACAGCACCGAACCGGCCCGCATCACGCCGGTCTTCGGGAAGATCTGGCCCGTCACCCTGCCGCAGATCGGCGCCGTGCGCGTGACGTTCGTCGCCGGCTACGGGGCGGCGTCCGACGTGCCGGAAGGCATCAAGAGCTGGATCAAGGTTCGGCTCGGCACCCTGTTCGAAAACCGGGAGGAAATTGCCCTGGTGAGCCGGGGCCAGATCAAGGAACTGCCGTTCGTGGACGGTCTCCTCGACCCGTACCGTGTGGTGACGTACTGACATGGCCGGCCTGCGCGCAGGACGTCTGAACCGCCTGGTCTCCGTTCAGTCGCGGTCGACGACCAAGGATTCGCTGGGCGGCCAGTCGACCACCTGGACCGAGGTCAAGCAGGTCTGGGCGGAGATCACGACGCTGACCGTCGGCGCGCGCATGGCTGCCGCCGCGCTGCAGACAGAGATCACGCACCAGATCACGGTGCGCTACGACGCTGACTTGTGGGACAACCCTCGGACTGCCGCGACGTACCGGATCGTCTACAACGGCCGGTACTTCGACATTCAGGGCATCGACAACCAGGACGAGCGCAACCGCGAGATCGTCTTGAACGCCATCGAAGGGCTGAGCGCAGGATGAGCACTGCCACCCTCAAGGTAGCCGGCTTCGACGCGATCCGCAACGGCCTGCTGCAACTGCCAGACCGGCTGGCGACCAACTCGCTGGCGAGCGCGGTCAACGCCGGTGCCGCCGTGATCCGCGACGCCGCGCGCGACAAGGCGCCGCTGTACACGGGGGATGTCTCGCAAGGGCACCCGCCGCCCGGCACGCTGCGGCGCTCCATCATCGTCAAGGCGATCCGGGAGTTGTCGACGTACTACAGCAAGACCGCGTTCGTCACGGTGCGCCGGGGCAAGAAGTACGCCAAGCAGGGCAAGAAGGGCAACCTGTCGCAGGACGCCTTCTACTGGCGCTGGGTGGAGTTTGGGCACTATTACGCGCCCCGGGAAGCCGGATCACGCAAAGCGACGATGCGGGCGGTGCGCGCCGGCGGTCGCATGGTAGCTGGCTCGTTCTTCGTCGCCGCCCAGCCCTTCATGCGCCCGGCGTACGACGCGAAGAAAAGCGCCGCCGTCGACGCGATCAAGCAGCGCCTGCTCGAGCGGATCCAGCAGCACGCCGCGGAGATGAAGAAGTGATCGACGCTGACCTCTACACGCTGCTGGCCGCCGTCGCGACGACGTCGCCGGATGTAGCGCCCGACAACACCGCGCCGCCCTACATCGTCTACTCGCGCACGTCGACGGTCGAAGAGAACTACGTCGACAACAGCGAACCGCTGGAGCGCGTGATTTTCACGATCGGCGTGCATCACACCAGCAAGTCGGCCGCCCGCACGATGGTCGACAGCATCAAGGCCTTGCTGCGCCTGGCGGCATTCGGCGGCTACGTGATCCACGACCGGGACATTTACGAGTCCGAGGTCAAACTGTACCGCGTCGAAATTGATTACGAAGTGTTCATCGGCACCGACGGCATCCCGCGCATGCTGCGCGAGGACGGCGGCTACTTTCTCCGGGAATCGGCATGAGCGACCAGAAAATCAGCGACGACCCCTCCGCCGGCACCCTGACCGGCGCCGAGATCGTCCCGGTCGTTTCCGGCGGCGCCAACAAGCGCACGACGGTACAAGCGATAGTGGATTTCGTCGGCACGGGTGCGCAGGGCCCGACTGGTCCGCAGGGACCGACGGGCGCGACAGGTGCTACTGGTCCGCAAGGCCCCGCAGGCGCTGATGGCGCAGCAGGGGCGACCGGCGCAGCGGGTGCTGCCGGGTCGGTCTGGCGAGACGGCACGGGCGCCCCGTCGAATGCGATCGGCGCCAATGGCGACTACTACCTCGACGACGCCACCGGCAATGTGTACCTGCGGGCGACGGGCGTGTACGGCGTGGTGGCAAACATCAAGGGTGCGACGGGAGCAACCGGCGCAACGGGCGCGACAGGCGCGGCAGGCGCGGCAGGAGCGACAGGCGCAACGGGCGCGACAGGCGCGGCAGGCGCGGCAGGAGCGACAGGCGCTACGGGCGCGACAGGTGCCGCCGGTGCCACCTACATCTACACCGCACAGATCCCCGGGGGGCCGTATGTCAGTTAACTCCACGATGACCGAAACCGCCCAGGCGGATGGCCGCGTGGCGGTCGACGAGCGGCACGTGGACGATGCCGGGATCGAGTACCTGTTCTCGTACCTGGCGGAGACGACAACCGACCGCCAGGCCGTCCTGTCTGCTCGCGCTGAGTGGCTGACGCAGCAGCTGGCCACCCGTGCGCTGGTGGCGCAGCAGATGGCATCGTATGCTTTCCCCTTGTCGCCGCTGGAGTTCCTGCGCCGCTTCACAACGGCCGAGCGCATCGGGGTGCGTGCTGCTGCCCTGGTTAACCCGATCATCGGGGACTTCATGGACCTGCTCGACCGGGCTGGTGTCGTGCAACGCGGCGATGCTGACCTGATGATGGGCCTGCAGTATCTCGTCAGCCAAGGGCTTTTGACGCCCGAGCGTGCGGTTGAAATCGGGGGCTGGTAAGTGGCCAGTTTCTACTGCAAGTCGGGCGCGGGCGCTGCGGATTACAACGCTGCGCACACCTACGCGCTCGGCGACAAGATCGTCCCGACCGTTGCTGACGCGACGACGAACAATGCCGTCGCGAAGCGATGGGTCTGGGAATGTACGACCGCGGGCACCACGAACGCGGCCCCGTCGTGGCCCGCGAGCGTGACGCAGGATGTGACGACGTTCACGGTCAACGGGACGGTGTTCACGGCGCGGAAGCCTGGATTCAGCAGTGGCACGACGGCGAATTGGGCCTACGCGACGCCGTACCTACAATATGCCTGCTCGGCGGCTTCGGTCGGCGATACGGTCTACGTCAGCAACAACCACGCCGAGACGCAGACAGCGGCCTATACAATTTCAATGTCGCAATCGCAAGTGATCTTGTGCGTCTCGGATGCGGCTACACCTCCCACCGCATTGGCGACGACAGCGGCAGTGACGACCACAGGCAATAGCACCTTGACGATAAGTGGGGCGGCTGGGCGCGCTTACGTCTACGGCATTACGTTCACGGCAGCAAGCGGCGCGTCGGGGACGGCGAACGTCTCTCCTGGCCAGGCGATTTACGATTCCTGTAATTTCATTTCTGGCACGTCAGGGACCGGGAACATCAATTGTGGGTCGGTGCTGCTCGTCAACTGCGGATTCAAGGTGAGTGCTGCCGCATCCACCATTCAGGCCGGCGCAAGCGTGCATTTCCGCGGGGGGCGCATCTTGTCGGGCAGCACGGCGCAGACAAATCTAATGTCTTCCAGTGTATCTGGCACGGCCCTCAATAACACCGTGTTAGTGGATGGCTTGGACCTGACAAACATGTCCGCATCCGCGAACTTAATGAATTCAACGGGCGGGGGCTTCTTCCGCAACTGCAAGTTCCCATCAGCTTGGAGCGGTGGCGTCAACATATCGTCAGGCATGATTCTGGAGGCGACGACGATCGTCACGAATTCCGACAGCTCTGGAACAAATTACCGGACGATCCTACAGTCTGCGCATGGGTTATTGACCACGCAGACCGGGACGTTGGTCCGCAGCGGCGGGGCAAGCGACGGCACGACCGCGATGAGCTGGAAGATCGTAACCAACGCGAATCCCGTCTTGCCGGTGCGCGTGTTCACTACGCCCGAAATCGTCAAGTGGAATGCCGTCACCGGGTCGCCCGTCACCGTGACAGTCGATCTGTTGCACGACAGCGTGACCGGCCTGAAGGACAACGAGGCATGGATCGAGGTCGAATATCTTGGCACCGCAGGCGGGCCAGTGAGTTCGCTGATCAGCAGCGGCGCAGGGAACATCGCGGGAAGCGTCATGTGTGACCCGCTCGCCTCCGGCTCGACGCTGACAGCAAGCTCGGAGACCTGGAATACGACCGGGATGGCCAACCCCAACCGGCAGAAGCTGGCCGTGACCTTCACCCCGCAACTGGCGGGCATCTTCCATGTGGTCGTCAAGGTCGCCAAAGCAAGCAAGACCCTCTATGTCTGCCCGAAGCTGACGGTGACATAACGCACCACCCCTCACGAAAGCGCCGCCGAAGTCAGGCGGCTTTTTCTTTTGGCAATCCGCCCAGAGCGCCGGCCGGCGGATGCTGTTCTCAGGTGTTCGCGGCCGGCGCAAATTTTAGGAGTGACCAATCATGGCATCGACCGCAATTTCCGCACAAGGCACCAAGTTCTACATCAAGACTGGCACGGGCTCGAGCAAGACGGTATCGGCCGCAGCCGCCGGTTTCCCGACCGTCCTCACCGCAACCGCGCACGGCTTCGGCAATGGCGACGTCGTGACGATTGCCGGCGTGACGACCGTTACCGGCCTCAACACCACGTTCGTCGTCAAGAACAAGACCACGAACAGCTTCGCCGTCGA